CATGTTGAGTGTCTCGAATCTGTCTGATAACCTTGGCTCCAACTTCAGACGAGATTGAAAAACCTAAGTGTTCATAGAACCAATTGATTGTAATCATCGCTCCAACACCAGGCGCAACAAAATCATCATCTTCATCAAGATTTCCAAATGTAGCATTCGGTCTTAATAGAGCAGGAGTTCCGATTTCGGGCATTCGAGCAAGGTTGGTACTAAAGTGGTAGCCATAATAGTTTCCAATTCCTCGATGTGATGTTAAGAAATTAAAAGATTCCTCCATAGTTGGTTTCTTTGAATAGAAATCTGCGAAACGAGGACCAAGTAGAGTAAACCAATAAAACATATCACTAGTTCTACTTTGTCTATCTGGTTGAGGTTCTGCATTAATTAGAACATCATAAGGTGTTTTAATTAACCTTGTAAAGTTTCTAGATTCTGTCTGTAAACTGGTTCTTAATTCAGTAGTTCCATAAATCTTTTCACCTCTTCGTTTGGCATTCTCCATATTAACCATACATTGTAGAACGTATTTCTCATCGTTTACAAGGCTATCGTACTTAACGAATGGATATCCAGTCTCTTGTGTTAGTAAACTAATTGTATTTGAAGGTCCATAGAATTTTACAATCGCTGCATTAATTAATCGGTCCTCAAAGGTACAATCAGGATTATAGAATACATTTTCATTAAGCCAAATAATCTCATCGTGGAATGAACGATTGGGATGGAAGTAGGGTACAGATCTACCCTCAACTATAAATCCATGTCCATATACGCTCTCTTTTCCAGTTCCTTCTCTATGTCTAAATGTATCAAATGAACATGTCTTTGCAAATCGAACTTCATACTCTCTTCGATTCATTTCATGAATAAAATCCCTGATTAGTTGTCTCTTTTCTGTAGGTATTAATTCCAACAGTGCTTGAGAATCCATCTCAAGCAAATGTTTATTTGATGTCATATTATTTTTTATTTTTTAAAAAAGCAATCGTATGCTATTAAATTATCTGTAAAAATAATTAGAGGTTCTACTTTAGAATGTGGATATATTGCTTGCAATCTTTCCAAACTAGCATTCATTTCTGCTCTATGTTTTCCGGCATGTAATTCAATAAATAAGTATTTTGGATGATAATCGATCAATGTGTCCATTAATGTATATTCAGCCGATTCGATGTCCATTTTAATAATATCTGGTTGATATTTTTTTAATAGCTTTTTAAGGTGAATATTTTCGACCTCATCATACTCATTGAATTTAATCTTGTTCATAATCGAAGTACCACAGTGGGCATTCTGACTAGTTGCTTTAAAGATTTTTAAAGTTTTATCAGGAAGCCCTGAAACTGCAGCATAAACAAGATCCACATAATCGTCATTAGAATATGCGCTTTGAAGCTTTTCAAAGTTTCTTAGGTCACATTCAACAGCAACGACTTTTGATGCTCCTGAATCTAGTGCAAGTTGTGTGAATGCACCTATATTTGCACCTAGGTCTAAACAAACTGCATCTTTATAATCAACTTCAGGAAGTAGATAATTTGTGATGCTCTCACCAATCATCTTATCATCAACCTCTTCAGATGCTCCTAAAATTTTTACATATTTTCTTTTTAATCGAGTCTTTTCTAATTTAGAAATTGGTAACTCTGGAAGCTTAACCCTGCTCATTCTATTTTTGTACTAATTTTGATACTACATTTACTAATTGAATTTTTGGAAGATTATCTTGGATAATTTGATATTGAATCGGATCATCTTCAAAAAATCTGGTAATATTTACACCTTGCATTAAAAGTTTATTAATGGTGGTTGCTTTGTGTATTCCAGAAAAGGTTCTAGCCTCTACTGTATGATTTCCTCGCTGAGCAAGTGTCATTGGATTAAAATAAACTTTGCATTTAATTCCACGTTGTTTTAAGATCGCTTTAATTTCATCTTGTTCATCAATACACCTTCCGGTTATAATAACATCGCTTTCAGATCTTGGTGTAATTCCTATTGAGATTACTCCATCAAAATCATATCCATAAACTTCGTTATATTTAGAAGTTGATTTTGTGTTTGTATCTGCATCTGTTGTTGTTTTCTTTTTAAAGATATTAAACATTGTCTAAATTTTTAGATAAAAAAAGAGAGCACTTAGTGCTCTCTTTTTGTTTTGTTAATTAATTAAAGAGCTTTAGTTTTAGCAACTAATTGCTTTCTTGTAGAATCAGTTAAGCGTCTTGCAGCTAATTCAGTACACTCATAAACAGCATCCGAGAACATCATCTGGTCTGGTGGAGTTTTTTGTGTAAATGCTGAAGGACCTCTTAATGCTCCTACAACTCCTAATTCTCTCGCTACTTTTAAGTAACGGATTGCGTCGATTACAACTCCAGCAGAGTTTGGTGAATCTTGCACGCTTAATTGAGCATCAAAAAGAACGGGCGCTCCTCCAAATCCTTCAAGTTCTAAACGGAAGTTAGCAACTTTGTTATCTCCATAGAATGAGATATACTCAGAAGGACCTGCATGTAAAAATGAATCTTCAGTTGAGATTCCTCTAATTTCATTTTGAGCACGGATAACGTTTTCTTTCGAAATCTTTTTAGAAGCTAAACGTGATTTATCTTCCATGTTTAAGAAATCCGTGTTACCTCCAACATTACGTTGAATGTGTGCTTTTACATGGTGACCTCTTTCAAAGGCAAGTTCTTGTAACATTTGAGATAAAATACTTGCTCCAAATTGAGAACGCATATCATCTCCGATTAATGGAATTCCAGCATCGATGAATCTTTGCTCCCATGCAGGGTCAGATGCAATAAATACAGGAATACAGTTTACGAAAGAAATTCCAGTTTCTAGACAAATTTCAGCCCAAAATTCTGTAGTTTTTTGAGAACCTACTGGTAAGTAGTTAACCAATACTTCTACTTCATGTTCTTTTAATTTAGCGATGATTTGGTCTTTCCATTCTCTTGCTTTACGTGGAGTCCAATCAGTACGATTTTTATCTGTAGAGTTTCTCAATTTCTCATCAACTAAAAATCTGTTTGATTCTGGATAGTTGTCCATCAATGCAGCATAACCATCAATTACAGGTGCTTCATAGACCGGAGCAGTAGAAGTAATAACGTCAACGATGTCATAAGCACAGTTTGGTTTTTGTTTTAATGCATATCCAAGAGTTTGATTAACTTTACGTTCGTCGATTTCAAATCCACATACGAATTCAATATTTTCAGCTTTGTAACCTCCAATATCTGATTTCATCATTCCCGTTACTTTATCAGTATTCTCAGTGTAGAATTGTACACCTTCAACCAATGATTTTGCACAGTTCCCTGTACCGATAATTCCAACTTTAATTTTGTTCATGTTTTAAAAATTTAATTTTATATTAATTTATATTTGCTTTATTTAGAAAGTTTCAAAAAAGACTGTTAATAGTTTTCTTTAATGTTTTATTTTTTTCGGACGTCTCGAAATCATATTGATAAAACTCTCTAGATAGGTGAACAGAACCTGGCTTTTCCATATAAGTATCTGCAAAATACTTTGGATCCTCTGAATACCAATTACTTGGCCATTCGATTACGTTCATTTTATATATTGCCGAGAGTTTGTCAACCTCCTCATTAAAGATTTGCATCAATTGAGTTCTTTCGCGATGTGAACCAATAAATGGAGTTCCTTTATAATATCCAGTCTTTGGAATTCTGCGCTCTTCGAATTCTATTGGTAGTAATTTAACAACAGAAACATTCTCAATATTAAGAGATTTCAAGTGTTCAAAGTAATTCTTTACAAGTTTTTTAGTGGCATCTGCCGGCTTTTCTTGTCGGCATAGATGGTGTCTAACATCGATATTACCAAAATAAGTAATCAAATGAGTTGTTCCTTCAGGAATATAATTCGACATCCCTTCTTTCATAACTCCAAATAATGTTTTACCATCATTCCTGCTAATGTTTCCACCTGGATGAAACACTGAAACTGAGTGTGAATCTCCTAAAACAAAAGTTCCTGAATTTAATTTCAATTCAATTGTTTTGGTTTCTTTACTCTTTTTTGAAAGAGCTTCGACATCAAGAGATGCCCATAAAGAGGAACATGCTTTCATTCTGCTTTGTGCAAATGCTCCAACATCTGGCATTTCTCTATTTAAACAATAGATTTGTCCGCTAAAATCTAAGAATCTTTTAATTCTTTCGGCTGGTTCATCAGTTGCTCCACCAAATAAATTATAAGACCCTTGAAATTCCATTGGAAGTGCTACTAACCAAACATCGAAAGAATGAATATCTTCTGACTTAGAAAGTACTTCAACATTTAGGTCTAAAGACTTTAATTGATTTGCTAAGAGATATGCCCATGCACTTTTATGGCTAGCTTTCTTAGAACTATACGTAGTTACTACATCATCAATTGCAATCTTCTTGCCTTGTAACGATTCTAAAACCTCGTAAATGTTAACCATTGTTTTGTTTTTCGTTAATGTAGTTGTCTAATCCTTGGATATATGCAACTGCATCTAATAAATTATCACGTTTGTGATTGTAAGATTCTCTTGAAAATTTAAGTGCAACCAATGCCTTAAACATGTGTTCTCCGGTAACTTCAATTCCTGTCATACCAGTAAAAATCATTGCAGCTCTGTCCATGCCTTCTGAGAAAGGACCATATTGTCTGTCTGCTTCTTCTGAGCGGTTATTAACTATTCCGCTTGCTTCGTCTAAAATGTTCATAAAATAAATTTTAAGTATTATATGTTATATATTGCTTTTGTTTTTTATGCACGTAAATAATTAGGATCGTCATAACTTCCAATAACTCCGGTTTCCATTTCAAACTGACGCTTTTCATGGTCATATTCAGAATAAACATTACAGTTTAAATAGGCACCATTCTTTGAATAAGCTCCAATATATGATGTTGATACGCGAACTTCTGATGGATTAATGTTAAAACAAAAATCATACTCTTCCTGTGTCAAGTATGTTTGAGTGTTCATTATTTGATTGTAACGTTCTTGGTCTTGAATTGAAATTGTTGTCATAATGTATAAGTTTTAATTTGATATGTAAATATAATCAAAACATTTGACATAAAAAA